GTGTTTCTCTCTCCCCGCATCGCCGCAGGTCAGAGGCCCTGTCCGCTGGGTGGTCGGTCGCTACTCTGCGTAGTCATCAGCCCTTTGACCTGGTGTTTCACGTGAAACCATGTTACACTTAGTCTTAACGTGGCCGGGGGTCAAAAGAAGTCATGGAGGTGAGCGTGGCCGAGGTCGAGACCGCCAGCGAGTGGCTGGACGCCGTCATGGCCACCATGACCGACCTGCTCGACATCCCCGTTACGGACAGCTCTCACCGGCACCGCAGAGGAGGAATACCCGCGGTCACCTGCCACGCCTGCCACAAGCCCACCACCGGCGAGGTGTGGGTCCGCCCCGACCACCGTGTCGCTGACTACCAGTGGGAACCGACCTACTTCTGCGAGGGGTGCGCCCACATCCCCATCCCGCCGCACGGCTACACCATCGCCGGTGGGATGGACTACCCGGGCACCTGCTGGGGGTGCAGCCGCCGCTTCCACGCTCGCGCGCAGTGGCGGCTGTACTGCACCCCGATCTGCGCAGGCCGCGCGCGGGCCCGGCGCTACTACGACGAGCACCTACGCGCCACCCCCACCGAGCACGCCTGCGAGGTGTGCGGCAAGACGTTCACCGCGCGGGCGGATGCCCGCACCTGTTCGGGTGCCTGTCGGCAGAAGGCCTACCGGCAGCGACCGTGTAGCATCGGGACATGACTGAGGTGACCGTCAGCCGCGAGTTACCCGCCGTGGGTAATTCCCAGGCCGACCCGTGCGCGGTGTGTCCGGCCCGGTCGATCGCTGAGGACTCCAGCTACGGCTACTGCGAAGGATGCACGTCTAGGCTTCGCCGCTGCCCGTCGTGTGAGCAGTATCGGCCGCAGACCGACTGGGGATATGGGACCGCCGGGGTGACGTTCAAGCTCATCAGGTGGGTATGTGCGGGGTGCCGTATCCGCACCGTGGACGCGGTCGCCGAGCATCCCCGCTTCCGGATCCGCCTCGGCCTGGCACCCGGCACCAAGATCGCCGCCCAGCTCTCGCGGGAGCTGGAGCGCGCGGCGGACCGGGACGGCCACTCCCCGGTCGTGGAGGTCCTGCGTCGCATCGCCAAGATGGGTGTCCGCGGCGACGTGGACGTGGACGTGTCCGACTTCGGCCTGGCGGACCGCCGGGCGGTGGCGACGGTCCTGGGGCGGCTGATGGGTGACGTACCCCACGTGATCGGTCCGGCGGTGTATGCGCTCGCTCGCGCGTGGGGGAGCTTCGTGGACGCCAGCGCCGCACCTCCGCCGATGCCGACGCCAGCGCCGACGGTCGCGGAGCGGATGGCGGCGCTCCGGGTCGAGCGGCCAGCCTAGGCGGGAATTATAGGTCGCCTATAAATCCAGCCTAGGCGGCCGGCTCCTCCCCAGGCGCTGGAGACTCCGGCACTACCGGCTCGCGCTCGACCATCCCCATGGCCGGCCACCCGCAGAGGGCCGCGGCGTCGTCCGGCTCGACCCCGGCCTGGACGAGGGTGGCGAACGCCTGAGCCTTGCTGGTGCGCTCCCGGTCGTCGGACTCGCGGTCGGGTGGCTCAGGGTCGTCGTGGTCGAACTCCAGCCCGGTGGCGGTGGCGCCGAACATCGGGAGCAGCTTGCTGTTCAGGGCGCTCTTGATCCTGGCCAGGCGGGGCCGCACCATCCACTTCCCGAACGACGTAGCGCCCGCTTCGGCGTTGGCCTTGTTCACGTCCTCGGACAGGCCGAGCATGTGCCCGTGGATGCCGAACGCCTCCCGGATGACCTCGCGGGAGACCTTCCGCAGCTCGACGAACTGCATGTCGCGCTGGCTGATCGACCGGTCCTTCCACTGCCCCTTCTCGAGGATCGCGACCCGGTGGGCGGCGGAGACGCCCTGGTGCTGCTCGCGCCACCGCGTGGTGAACTCGTCGAACTCCTCGTCGGTGAGCCGCTCCGGGAACTCGATGATCCCGCCGGGCTCGGCGCTGTTGAGGAAGAAGTTGCGGTTCCATTCGGCGGAGTAGCGGGCGGCGTCGAGGTCGACGAGGATCGCCTGGACGGGGCCGAGGCCGCGGTAGGGGTCGAGTGGGTTCGGGAGCTTGATGCAGACGACCTCGTCCAGGCCGAGGGGGACCTGCTCGCCGTCGGGCCCGCGGTACACGTAGCCGCTGAGGAAGTTCGTGGGGTGCGGCACCGGGGTCATCCTGTCGGGCCGCACGGTCCACAGCTCCAGCGGGATGTCGGCCAGGGGCGAGCGGCTGATCACCCACCAGCCTTCGCCGGTGAGGTCGAGGTGCTGCTGGGTCGCCTCGACGAACTCCTGGCGGGTCTGCCACGGGTTCGGCTTGTTCCACAAGTCGAGCACCGCGTGGCGGGTGACCTCGGTGCGGGTCTCCTCGCCTTCGTAGCGGCGGCGCCCGTCCATCGTCTTGCGGTACAGCCGCCAGTCGACCTGGGAGGTGCTCTCGCTGAGGCGGTGGACGATGGCGAACAGGGTGCCGACGGCGCCGTAGGCGCGCATCTGCACTTCGCTGGTGTTCGGGTGGAACCAAGGCATCTGGAGGGTGCGGCTGGCCATGGGCACGGGTGCGGCGTTGCGGAGCAGCTTGAGCGTCGACCTCATTCGCCGGCCCTCCACTCGATCACGAACAGCGACACCCCGGCGACGGCCAGGCCGAGCGGGACCGCGACCATCAGCGCGGCGGCGGTGAAGCAGCCGAGGCCGGCGACGGCGAGGCCGTGCTCGGCCACGGCGGCCAGCAGCCGCCCGCGGGTGCGGGTGCCGGCCCGCTGGGCGCGCTGCTGGGTCCTGGCCTGCCGGGCGGCCCTCCAGCCAACCCCGATCAGCTCCATGGTGGACATGGCCTCACCTTCCTGTCAGTAGCGGAGGATACGCAACCCTTGCTTCGACGGCGCCGGCATGGTCTGCGCCACGTAGCAGGCACCCGCGGCGGCGTAGGCGGCGTCGCAGTGGCCGGCACCCCGACGGGTGAACCGCCACCCGTCGCCAGTGTGCAGACGGCTCGCTCCCGCGATGTGGGCGTCCAGCAGTGGGTCGCCCGGGTGAACGACCCGCCGGGCGACGGCGAGGTCGGCCAGGCCCTGGCACGCCTCCCCGACCTTCCCCCCGGTCAGCTCCACGCTGCCGGGCCGCGCCCGCAGGACCGGCGCCAGCGCGGCGGCCGGGCCACCGGGGAACCAGGCGAGCTGGACGGGGTTGAGCTTGTCGAGGACGCCGGCGAGTTGGAAGCGGGCCTCGTCGGTTCCCTTCCACGCCGCGATGATCTGCACCCGGACACGTCCGTCGCCGGTGACCGCCGCGGCGGCGAGGGTGACGTGGGCGCCGTCGGGTGCCACGTCGACGCACGCGGCGACGCGGTCCTTGGCGACCTGGAGCGACCCCTGCGCGTCCACACACGCCCGCCACGCGCCGATGTCGACGGCCGCGTCGAGGGCGGCGACTCGCTGGCAGAGGACCTCGGTGCGGAAGACCTCCGGCGGGTCGGTGCCGAGCGCCGACTGGATGGCCGGCTCGCTGATGACGTGGCCGAGGCCAGGGTTCGCCTGGGCCCACGCTCGCGGGTCGTCGAGCTCGCACCCGTCGGGCGCGGACCACTCGAAGATGCCGATGGAGCCGTCGCGACCGGACAGGGCGGCGTCGCGGAGCTGATTCAGGACGACACTCTCATCGTCGCCGGCGTTGGACATCGCCCAGAGCTGCGCGCGGGGCCGCGCCATCGTGGTCTTGCTGATCGCCGACCACGCCGACCAGTCGGTCTGGGTGCGGAGCTCGTCGATCGTCACCTCGTCGATCGAGTAGCCACGGCCGGCGCGGCGGTTCGCCGCCTTGATCAGGTAGCGGGCGCCCGAGCGCAGCCAGAACCGCTCGTCGCCGTTGACGTTGCGGACGCCCCCCCACTCGGCTTCCAGGTCCGGGCAGGCATGGATCGTCTCCTGGCAGATGCTCCACTGCTCGCGGGCGAGCGCGACGTCCTGGGCGACGCCGAGCAGGGTCCGGGCGCCGTCCATGTACATGCGCCACAAGCTGACCAGGCGTTTGCTCTGGCTCTTGCCTTGTTGCCTGGCCACCAGCACCAGGACGGTGCGGAACCGGTAGGTGCCGTCCGGGTTCAGCTCCATCGCGTGCTTGACGAGGTACTGCTGCCACGGGAGGAGCGGCTCGCCGATCATCTCGGCGAACTCGACGACCTCATAGCCGCGGGTGGTCCTGCGGTCCAGGCGCCGCAGCGGCGGCGTGAACAGGCGCGGCGTCTGCTTACCTACGAGCGGCGCGGAGCTCCTCGAGCCGGTTCGGGCCGACGTTGCCACCTCCCCCGCTGCGTCGCCGGGCCCGGGCCGCCGGCGTCGCCTGGAGCGCGCTGAGGGCGCTCAGCAGCTTGGGACCGAACACCTCGAGCGCGGCCGCGGGGGTCTCCGAGGCGTCGATCACGGCGGCGTACCGCTGCGCGAGCTTCACGACGGCGGCGTCGGCGTCCTCCAGCGTCAGCTTGCCGAGGGTCGCCTCGACCGCCGGGAGGAGCAGCTCGTCCGCGTCCCGCAGCACCCGACCCTCCCTTACGGAGAATGATTATCGTTAATGGTATCCTGCGGCAAACCGACAAGGACGGTGGCATGGCGGCTGGCTCCGCGAAGCACCCGCAGCACCTGCGGCTCGCCCGCCCGGTCGCCCGGCTGCGGCAGGGCCGCACCGACTGGTACCGGATCGAGAACAAGGCCGGCGACGCCGCCGAGGTGTACCTGTACGACGAGATTGGGTACTTCGGCGTGACCGCCAAGGACCTGGTCGACGAGCTCCGCGAGGTCACCGCTCCCCGGATCGAGCTGCACATCAACTCGCCTGGCGGCGATGCCTTCGACGGGATTGCGATCTACCAGGCCCTGAAGGACCACAAGGCGGAGGTCGTCACCACCGTCGACTCGCTGGCCGCGTCGGCGGCGTCGTTCATCGCCATGGCCGGCGAGCGGGTCGTCATGGCCCGCAACGCCACGATGATGATCCACGACGCGTTCGGGTTGTCGGTCGGCAACGCCGCGGACATGCGGGACATGGCCACCCGCCTGGACAAGGTGTCGGACAACATCGCCGACATCTACACCCAGCACGCCGGCGGCACGGTCCAGGACTGGCGCGCGGCGATGCGCGCCGAGACCTGGTACGACGCCGACGAGGCCGTCGCGGCGGGCCTGGCCGACTCGGTGGGCGGCAAGGGCACCGACG